CCGTCTTGGAAAAAAATAAATTGGACACATTTGGGTTCTAAGTCGTCCCTTGACGCAATTGATAGTGTAGTACTATAGTGTAGTGGTGTACTGTAATAATTTAATGTGTTGTACTGTAATAATTTAATGTGTTGTACTGTAATAATTTAAATAAAATTTTTTGTTAGTTTTTATTTTTTGCGTGTATTCAAAAAAAATTGAAATACTTTTTCACAAGATGGTAAGACGTATCTTAACACCGTAAACCCTTCTTAAAGAATAAAGACGTATCATTAACACATTCAATTAAATTCTAACAAGAATGTTCTCAACAATTTACAATATGTTCTGTAATAAGGATACATCAAACACTCCTTCAAATAAGGATACAGAAATCAAACTAACAAATGGGTCTCTTAAAACTCGTTCGATCTTCGACAACATCGACATCAAATCTCAAGAATACATTGAATATCGTAAAAAACAAGAAGAGTTTCTGGAGAAGAGAGCTGCTCGATTATATGGGGATGGATTCTTGAGATTTGACGACGCGGGAATGGCAATAATAACGGACAACAAACAAGACGAAATAAATTGGACACAGTTATCCGCAAATCCGTCGGCAATCGCATTATTGGAAAAAAACCAAAAACAATTTAATTGGTCTCAGTCTTCCATAACTCTGGAACAACTCGATGCATATTTTAAAAAACAAAACGAGTTTCTGGAGAAGAGAATTGCTGAATCTAACGCCCGCCGTTCAACCTTCGGCATCTTCAACGACGTCGTCAAATCTCAAGAATCCATTGAAGATTTTAAAAAACGAAAAGAGTTTCTGGAGAAGAAAACTGCTCGATATTTTGGGAATGGATTCTTGAGATTTGAAGACGATTATCGGTAACAAAAATGCCAATATCGGGAAACATAATGGCAACATTTGAATATTAATTGTATTAGTTAGCGCCGTGATTATATAAACCCATCAATTTCGCATTAAACATTTGTGTTGTATCGTATCGTATTGTAATAATTAACATATTTTTTTTATCACGCCGGAAGTTTTAGCCGTTTTTTATTTTTTACCGTTTACCTCTCACTACATTTGTCATCTCGTGTCTAAAATCTTTGCCCCTAACTTGTCGCGGTGTATTTCTTATCAGCTCATTTATTTTATTTGCGCGTTCAACTCTTTTTTGAATTAATTCGGTTTTCGCTTCTGTGTGGAGGATTTTTTCATTAACCGAAATGCCTCTTATTAATTTAGAAGATATTTCTAATCTTTTCAAAGAACACGCTTTACATCTACACCCCTCATCCATATAATGGTCTACCTGAATACTATCAAACCTCGTATTTTCTAATGTTATCTCATTATAAACTTTATATTGATCTAAATTATAACTAGTTTTTACACTGGTTCTTTTAATAAACCAGTCATTGTAATAACTTTTCAATTCATCCGCAGAATAATAATAATTTAAGTATTTACAATTTTTTATGTCATCAAGAAAATTGATAGGTATTTTATAATTTTTTTTAAATAAATTATAAATATCCTTAATGGGTTTGTTAGTGCTTTCGTAATCTTTAACAATACGGATATTAAATCCGAAAATATTTGTTAGTATAGTGCCCCAACAAGATGAGTCTTTTAAACGTAAAGTTATATACGTAATATTATTCTCTTTAACTAACAAATATTTTTTATCATAATCAAAAAGTTCAGGAATTACAATATTGTATTTATCTATAAAATGATCACTCGTATCAAGGTATGGAAAAAGATTATTAAATCTGTTGATAATTTTGTCTAAATTATATTTGTTGACATTTTGATCAGTTGTGTTAAAATGATAAGAACCAATTTTCTCAAAATAAGATGAAATTTTCCGTTCCAATGGGCTCCTATATATATTTATAACATACACGTCGGAGCCTAAGTATTTATTAAATAATATCAATTCGTTTATTGTTATGCCTTTAATATGTCCTAATACTTCCAACATTTCTTCGTCGTGTATATGAATAATATCAATCTTTTCTAATCCAAAAATTCTCAACGAACTAACAATAGATGTAGAGCCTACCTTTGGGGCAGAATAAACAAATACCAATCGTTTATTACGTGAGTTATTAATGTGTAATAATTCATTAACTTTAATTAAAATTTGTAATTTTTCTGGTTCCTTTATAAAATCAAACACATTTTTGTTAGTAGTAACTATTTCCGTAATAGTATTCACTATTTCAGTTTCCATATTCACTAATTCTGTCATAATTTATTTGTATATAAATAAATATATAAATAAACCTATAATTTGTTAACCTTGCACAACCAAGGTACTAAGTTGAACGGCTGTTTTATTAGAATAAAAATGTTTATTCATATATTTTTGAATGTTGAAATACGTAAGTCCAAGTAATTCATCACTTTTAATGCCCAAAAGATTCTGTAATTTCTGATCAGGAACTATTTTATTTTTTAAATCTTCTCCTTGTTCTAAAAGATTGTTGTTCTTAATATATATAACTAATGCTTTGGTTACTTCAGTTCTAGCTATTTCAGACCCCTCGGGTTTGTCCATAAATTCACACAATTCCTTAGTTACTTTAGTTGGTTTGGCAAATCCAGACGGAGCCCTTTTATTTTTGGGTTTATCCTTCTTTTTATCCTTTTGCTTTAATTCCTTCTTAACTGTTTTCTCGACATTTTTAACGTGTTGTTGAAGGGTGCTTATTTGCATCTTAAATAATGTTAGACTGTCGGTAATTGTATTGAATTGTTCCAAAATAGCGTTCAAGGAATCTGATGATGTAAGTTGATCTTCGTTCATTATATACTACATATTTGTAGCATAGGTTTAAATTGTTTTTTTATACTTTATAAATATTTGATAAATATGCGATAAATAATTATTAATAATGAATAATTATTTATTAAACTAAAATCCGTTTACAAGTTCAATTTGCAGCAGATCCTCTACCTTGTCCTCTTCCCGAAGAACCTCTTCCCGAAGATCCTCTACCGGCTCCTCTTCCTGAAGAACCTCTACCAGCTCCTCTTCCTGAAGATCCTCTGCCAGCAGAACTATTTTGGGTAGTTGGATCCTTGGCTACATGAGTCCATTCGCCTCCTTTAGGCGCAGCAACAGATCTAGGCGCAGCAACAGATCTAGGCGCAGCAACAGATCTAGGCGCAGCAACAGGTCTTGAAGGTCTAGGCATATTTACTTGCTCTTGTTCCTTAGGCAAAGATTCGGAAGAATCCTGATACTGAGTTCTGGAAGATCTAGAGTCGCGTCTAGTCTCACACATTAACTTGCCCCCCTTGATTCCGCTAACTTCGTCAGCTTGAAACTGATGAGTATCCGTCTTTGTATCAGACAAACTAAACTCAATATACTCACCCTGAACCAAATACTTGTATTGTTCGGAATCCACCTTAATAGCGCTGTGATGGACAAATACATCAGTGCCTGACTTGGGTCCATCGGTTACGGTAATAAACCCATATCCCGCCTTATTATTAAACCACTTTACACGACCCATAAATCTCTCTGTTGCCATTGATAGTATAATATATGTTGTGTCTTTATATCATTTATAAATACAATTATATCATCTTAAACCATAAATAATTAGTGTTCAAAAAGAATATCATCCTTATATTTATTTTCTGAAGCCATTAAATTAATAATATAATTATAATCGGGAATTTCATCAAATGTTAAGCAGCGAACATAACATAACATATTTTTAATAAAAGGCGGGACATCAGTAACCGTATGTAAATTCGATTTTAAAGCATAAATTTCATCGATATGATGTTTATCGAACCATCCTAATTTCCCAAACAACATATAAACAATAATATATATACAAGATTCTAGGTCATCTCGTCTACTAGGTTCTATACCATTATGAACATTTAAACTAACAAAATTAGGTGTTCCGATTAAATTATGGATGGTAGATTCGGAAATATGTATTCCATTGAAATCATATCTTTTTGAAATACCGAAATCAATTAGATGAAGTTTGTTAGTTGTATTGCCTAATCCAAATAGAAAATTATCAGGTTTAATATCTCTATGTAATAAGAACTTTTCATGGAGCACTTGTACTCTTTTAATTATTTGTATACCTAATAGCAATACTGTTTTAAGACCAAACGCCTTATAATGATTTATCGTTTCGGTCAACGAATTACCGAGTAAATCAATAACTAAATAATTATGAGTTTCATTTGTTCCAAACCATTTTAATTGAGGAAAACCGTCAAGTTTACCGAAATAATGATAAATTTTGGCTTCATTTTTTAATGTTTTTTTGTCTATATCTTTTGGTTCAAATTTAATGGCAATTAGTTCCTTAGTTCTGGAATTTTCACCCTTAAAAATCGAACCAAACGAACCCTCCTTAATTTTTTCAATAATTTTATACTTTTGTACAAGCATTATATTATTAAGTATTATATCTATAGATAGATTATTAAATAGATTATTAAATAGATTATTAAATAGATTATTCAGCTTCGCCTTTATTCAGCTTCGCCTTTAAGTCGGTGTAAATACTATATATTAAAACTACTTAAAGAAAAATTCACATTATATATAATCAATATGGTTAAAATTTGCCCAAACACTTACCCTGCTTTAAGTGAAGAAAAATATGCTCCCTATTTTGAAAAGTACCCATTTTTGCTGAGTTCTTTTCAAAAATTCGCCATTGAATCCATTGTCGAAGGCAATCATATCCTTGTCACCGCCCATACAGGCTCAGGCAAAACACTTCCTGCCGAGTTCGCAATTGAACATTTTGCCAAGAAAGGGAAAAAAGTTATTTACACATCCCCAATCAAAGCTCTTTCTAATCAGAAATTTTATGAATTTACACAAAAATTCCCAAGTATATCTTTTGGAATTCTTACTGGAGATATTAAAACCAATCCCGAAGCAGATGTTCTTATCATGACTACTGAAATTCTTATGAATACTCTTTATGCTAAGAACCGAAAAGAAACTTTTACCGAGGCAAAAGTTAATGCAAATATAAATACAACTATGTTTGAAATGGATTTCGACAATGAATTAGCGTGTGTTGTTTTTGACGAAATTCATTATATTAATGATCAAGACAGAGGCAGAGTTTGGGAAGAAACAATTATGATGCTTCCGCGACACGTTCAAATGGTGATGCTATCGGCGACGCTTGATTCTCCAGAAAAATTTGCTTTATGGTGTGAAAACCGAGGAGAAAGCGGTTATGAAAGCGCTTATAAAGCATTGGAAAACGAAGCATTAGAACCAATAAATAAAATTGTCTATCTAACTACTACATACGAACGAGTTATTCCATTAACGCATTATTCATTTATCACTTGTACACAAAGTATATTCAAAATTATAAAAGATAAGGAACTAGCAAAAGAAATTATGAAAACTGTAAATATGCTTCATGTTGTACAAGACTCTAAAGGAAATTTTAATGATATCAATTATATGCGTATTCACAAAACTCTAAAAATATTTCAAGACAAAAATCAATATGTTAAGAGACAACATGTTCTGAATACTGTAGCTAAATATATGGTTGAACATAATATGTTGCCTGCTATTTGTTTTGTTCTTAGTCGCAAAGCTCTTGAACAATGCGCCAAAGAAATTACTACAAATCTTTTAGAGGATGATTCTAAAGTGCCGTATACTATTCGCAAAGAATGCGAACAGATCATAAGAAAGTTGCCTAACTATCAAGAATATTTGAATCTCCCCGAATATGTTAATATGGTATCGCTTTTAGAAAAGGGAGTCGCTATCCATCACGCCGGTATTATGCCTATTTTAAGAGAAATGGTTGAATTATTATTCAGCAAAGGATATATTAAGCTACTATTTGCTACAGAAACATTTGCTGTTGGAATTAATATGCCGACTAAAACAGTCATATTTACGGATCTAAATAAGTTTGATGGAACTGGTTCAAGACCGTTTTATTCTCACGAATATACTCAAATGGCAGGACGCGCTGGAAGAAGAGGCATTGATACAGTTGGACACGTTATCCATCTTACAAATCTATTTAGGAATATTGATCAAACTACGCTTAGGACAATGCTAAAAGGTAAACCTCAAACGCTTGTTTCCAAATTTAAAATTTCATATAATCTTCTTTTAAATTTAATTGATATTGGAGAAACCAATTATACGAAATATGCTAAACGCAGTATGATTCAAAATGATATTGATATAACAATGGATGGGCAAAATGATTCCATTCGTAAATTACGGAGCGAAATAGATAATATGTCATTAGTTTTAGATAATTGTAAAACACCAATTGAAACAGTTACAAAATATATTGATCTACGACAAGCGCGCATTACTAGTGTTAATAAGAAAAGAAAGGAAATTGATAGAAATATACAGCAAATTACTGATACTTGGAAAACAGTAGAAAAAGATATTGAGATTGTATCAAATTATAATTTAAAGAAAGATATGCTAGCAAAATTAAACGACGATTTATTAGCTACGGAAACCACATTGGAAACAAATGTTGGTAAGGTGATTAAGTTGTTAAAAGATAATTATTTCATTAGAGACGAAGTAAAATGTGAGAACCCCGTAGAAGAAGGGGGGAACCCCGTATTATCATTAAAAGGACATATTGCAACTAATTTAAGAGAAGTTCATTGTCTTATTTTTGCGGAATTAATACATTCCGGTAAATTTAAACAATTTGAAGCCAAAGAGATTGTTGGTATTCTCAGTTGTTTTACAAATATTTCTGTACCAGAAGATAAACGTTATATATTGCCTAGATCGGATTATATTACTGTAAATGATTGCGTTACTGAAATAAACGATATGTATCAAAAACAATTAGATTTAGAATTAAAAAATCAAATAGATACGGGAATTGATTATAGTATACATTTTGATCTAATTGATTATTCGATTAAATGGTGTGAGGCTGAAAATGATGTAGATTGTAAACGATTATTGAATGAAATAGGGGAAAACAAGGAAATATTTTTAGGAGAATTTATAAAAGCAATATTGAAGATCAATAATATTACATCAGAAATGGAAAAGGTAGCTGAATTGCTTGGCGATTTAGAGTTTTTATCCGTTCTTAAACAGGTTCCACAACTAACATTAAAATTCGTTGCTACGAATCAATCGCTTTACGTATAACTAAACATATCAAAAAAATAAAAATATTAATATTATACATAAATGGGCACAAACATAGTGACATTAACATTTTTATTTAATATGGCAATGATTATTATATTTTCTATTATGTATTCTTATATATCGCCTCACAATTTTAAAGCATTAAATCCAAGTGACAAACTAACATATCTAGATTTTTTATTTTATGCGGTAACAATCCAATCAGGTATTGGTTTACCAGATGTAACTGCTTTAAGTGATTTAGCAAAAGTGTTAGCATTGATTCAGCAGCTAAGTGTAATCGGAAGTGCGTATATTTTACTAAGATTGTTTTTCAAAAATAAATAATAGAAAATTGTAATAATACAAGATTAACATAGTGTCATCATAAATCAAATACTTATTGATAAATAATATATTTTGTGATTAATAATATAAAAACATCTCAAAATATAATATACAGTCTTATAATATAATAATGCCAAAAGAACATATTGATTATTCAAATACCATAATTTATAAAATTTATTGTATTGACGAGACCATTAAGGATATATATGTAGGACATACTACGCATTTTATTCAACGAAAATATCAACATAAAGTATCAAGTAATGAATCTAAAAATGTTTTGAAAATTTATAAAACAATAAGAGAAAATGGAGGATGGGATAATTGGAGTATGGTTGAAATTGCAACATATAATTGTAAAAATTCAACAGAAGCAAGAATTAAGGAACAACTACATTATGAAGAATTAAATGCTTCTTTAAATAGTTGTGCTCCATATATAGACAAAACAAAATATTTTTGTGTTGAATGTGATTTACAATGTAAAGGACCAAAACTATTTAATAATCATATAAATTGTATTTCACATAATAAAAAGCAAATTAATCCTAACAACGAACACATAATAAATAAATTAAATCTCTGTCCTAAATTTATTTGCGAGCATTGTGATTATAAATGCTGTAAGTTAAGCGAATACAATAAACATTTATTAACTAACAAACATAAAATCCTACAAAATCCTACACACTTAAATAATCAAAAAACATATACATGCGTTTGTGGGAAAAATTACAAACATTCACCTACACTTTATGCTCACAAGAAAAAAAACAATTGTCAGGAAAATATAGCATTGACTAATTTAATTGATAATAAACTAACAATAAATACAAATGATGGACACCAACAATTAATTGAATATCTTATGAAAGAAAATTCTGAGTTTAAACAACTTATGATAGATCAGAATAAATATATGATGGAACTAGCTAAGAATGCGGGTAATCATAATAACAATACAATCAATACAAAACAATAATTTTAATCTTCAGTTTTTCTTGAGTGAAACATGTAAAGTGCTTCATAACTTGTGAAAGGAAAAGAAGAAAAGTTCTTTAAGTAGTTTTAATAATATATAATCTAACAAATAAATTCTCAAAAGTAATTTAGGTTTTGAAAAATGGACATTTTTATAAATGTCCAAAATGAGAAACCTGGAAAGAGTTTTGAAAAAGACATTTCTGAAAAGTGAGTTTAGACCATAATGCTCTAAAAATTGAGAAAACACGATAAAATATGTGATGCGAAAAAAATAATATATTTTTTATAAAAACAATTTAAATATTTATCTTTTTACAATATATAGCAATGTTAAGCAATAAAAAAGTAGGAAATTGTAGCGATAAGTTTTGTTGTATACAGTGTGATTATATTACTGAGAAGAAATTTAATTTTGATAAGCATAATTTGACAGCTAAACACATATCGTCAATGAATATCAATGAAAATGTAGAAAAATGTAGCAAGCCAAAACCAAACCATATATGCTCTAATTGTAATAAAGAATATAAAGATTATTCAGGACTATGGAGACATAAAAAGAAATGTGGTATTATTCAGTGTAAAGAGGACTTGAATGATCAAAAAAAACAACAACAATTGGTTGATTATCTTATGAAAGAAAATTCCGAGTTTAAGCAACTTATGATGGACCAAAACAAACAAATGATGGATCAAAATAAACAAATGATGGACCTAGCCAAAAATTCTGGCAATCATAATAACAATACAATCAATACTAGCAATAATTTTAATCTTCAGTTTTTCTTGAATGAAACGTGTAAAGATGCAATGAATATTATGGAATTTGTTGATCAGTTGCAAGTAAGCGTTAAAGATTTGGAAGAAACAGGGAGATTAGGATACTCTGAAGGTATTTCCAAAATATTCATTAATGGATTAAAACAAATAAACATATCAGACAGACCGATTCATTGTGCTGATTCTAAAAGAGAAATTGTTTATATTAAGGATAAGAATCAATGGAACAAGGAAGATGATAATAAAAGTTTGCTAACAAATGCGATTAAACATGTGGCGCATAAAAACATGAGACAGATTAAGGAATGGACCAAAGTTAATCCAGAATATAATGATTCGTCATCTAAACAGAATGATCGGTATTTAAAGATTGTTAGTAATTCTATGAATGGATCAACAGAAGAAGAAACTATTAAAAACTATAATAAAATTATTAAGAATATTACAAAGGAAACTGTTATTGAAAAATGATAATATTCATAATTATAATATTTAATAAATAGTATAATTTCTTTTTCAACTAACAAACTCTAAATAAGTATTTATATTTGTGATTGGAAGCGTCATTCAAAAATTAAAAATATAATTGGTTTTTAAATAGTACATGTTTTTAAATAACATTAATTGCCGAACCTCATCCACCCGTCATTAAAAAATTGTTTGTTTTTTTGGATGGAACTTCTAACCCTCATCCGCCTTTAAAAGATTTATTACGTCTACTTTTACTCCTATTTTTACTCCTATTCTTTCTTCTAATATAAGATTTTCGAATCCTTTTTCTGGACTGTTTTGTATATTTTGTAGCCATATAACATATATAAATATTATTTATTTTTTTATTTTTAACCCCACATTGCCCTCATTTCTGAGTAAGACATCGGTCTGCCAACTCTTTCTTCAAATTCCTTAGCTCCTGCCTGTAAAGGATTTAATATAATAGATGGATCTTTAGTGGCAATCGCTGTGGCCAACATTTTAATACTTTCTTCTACAGATTTTGGATTCACCTTTTCTTCTAAATCTTTCATTATTGAGGCCAATGATTCTTTAGCTCCTTCTTTATGTGTATTAGATGTTGCTGTTGTTCCGTTTTCTTTTGTTGCGTCAAAAGTATTAGTGCTAGGTAACATATTAGTATAAGAGTTATTCTCATTGTCCATTGGTAATATATGGTATTATCTTAGCATAATTTTACAATTCAATTTTTTATATTAATTGTAATCTGATTTTCCGTTTAAATTTTTCTTCATTATTGAATATAAATAGTTTGAATTGTTTTTTATCATAATTCTCAAGATTATCTCTTACAGTAATTCTAGAGGATAATCGTAGTTCGGGCAAAAAAACCATAAATTGATATAGACCATCATTTTTAGCAAGTTTATCAAAGCAATAACCATCATATGTTTTTTCAAGTGTTTGTGGATCATTATAGCATAAATCAAGAAGATTACAGTCATTTTGAACTTTTCTGATTGAACGCATAGTAATATTAATATAATCAATTTCTTTAAGCCATTTGTCATAAAACTGAGACGCATCTGCGGAAAGAGAAATTAATCCATGATTTTGCTGAAATTTAATCATATTGAGTAGATCAACTAAACGACGTATAGGGGAAGTAATATGAATATAAGCATCCAATTCGAGTAGGTCGTGTCTAATAAGTTGTTTATCCGTAATTGCTTGAAGATCGATATATTGTCCCGAAGAGCTATTCCATATTTTAATAAACTTGTTAACGTCTTCAGGTAAAGATTCTTGTAAAGATTCTTGTAAAGAATCAACCGATGAATCAACCGATGAATCGACCGATGAATCTTGTAAAGAATCTTTATTAACAATTTGTTTTTTAACAATGGTAGATCTAAATATTCCATTATTGAATTTAAGTAGGTCTTGAGCACAATGATAATTCATAAAAATCATTAAATAACATACAACTTCGTGACTGTTACGAACACTATTAATGTAATTATATTTAGAAGACATGCGTTGACATGTTTCCAAAAGATAGTTGTAATCGGTATCTAAAAAAAGAGCAGATTCTTCGTAAGCAAAATTCTTGAATACTTTAATAAGACAATTCGCGTATGTAATAGATAAAATATTAGTATCCTTGTCTAAAAGAATATCAATGGAAAAAGCAAATCGCCTATTGTTTTGTTGAAGAGAGCATAAGCAGTCGGATAAAATAGTAGGAAGCATAGGTCTTTTGTGATCGGGTAGATAAATAGTGGATATGCGTTGGGAAAAGGAAGACCAAAGATTTAGGGAATCCATCCAAATAGTGACATTAGCAATATAAATACTAAGCAAGGTTTTTCCATGATCTAGTTTCTTTATGCTGAAACCATCATCATAATCAAGACTTGTTGCTGGGTCAATAGTAAATGTTTTCCATGCACTACGATCTTCGATTAATGGGTATTTCTTGCAAACACTGGTAATAAAAGAGTCGTGTGCTTCTGCTTTTTCTTTGACAGCATTGGTAGTTGCTTTGTTGAATTTTTGTATAGATGTATTGAGACTTTTACAATAAAGTTGATATTCATAATAGTTGTCAAGAATATCAACAGGGCCGATAGTTTGAGACAAATTGGCGTGAGGGTGTTTGTTAGTCCATTCTTTGTAACGAATGGTGACATAAAGATTAGATAAAACCTTAGAAAAGCCTAATTTCTTAATTTCATAAGGTACTAAAAAAATAGGAATACGTGTATCGTCAGGAATACATTTATACATAAGTCTTCCGTTGGGTTTATTTTCGCGGCCATATGTTTTATTCTCGTCAATAATAAGAACAGCTGGTATGTGCTCATTGGTACGCATAGAAGAATGAATAATTGTTACTCCAGAATCTTTAGAATCATAAGTGAAAATATCATTAGTAAACAATTTATGCCGAGTAGGATCAAAATCGGATAAAATAACGGGCTCTAAAGTAGTAGAATTAAATGTAGACCATGAACCATAGTTTCTGTTATCTATATATATTTTGTAAAGTGCCATGTTGTTACCATAATATGGTGTCGCATCTTTAAGCTGTTTTAAAAGACACTCTGTCGCCTACATAATGCCCCCTACATAATGTAAGTCGTTAATTCGTATTAAATATTCCAAATATACGAATTATGTAGGCATATGTAGGGCAGATTGCTGCGACTTCTCTTCGATAATCAATGAAATATTGTCATTATTAATAAAAGTATCTTTATATTCCATTTGTGGCATCGGTTCGGGTTCGTCTTTTGGAATTAGAATTTCTGGGATTTCTCTTTCAATAACATTTTGATTCTCTTCAATATTTGTTAGTTGGTCAATAGGAGTAGACCCATAATGTTCTTCCTTTTTCTTTTGTAAATGTTTTATATCGATTTGTTTGGCTATTTTGCGTTCCACATTTTGATTTTGTAAAGCATACATAAATATTTTCGGACTTATAGCAATGTTATTCATATATGTTCTATATTTGAAACAACTAACACTCGTATTTTCTGCGAATTTAAATGTATACCACCAATATGCTGGGATATATAAAAAACGCCCAGGCACTAATACAATTTCAAGACACTTAATTTTATCAAAATCGGCTCTATATTTCGGCTGCGTTGTCCAAGGATTAACAGGAGATTTAAATTCTAAATTTTCGTAATCATTAATAGGATATAAGTATTTGCTACTTTTAGGAGGAGATAATTTTATTTTAATAGACCCTTGTGTTACCATATAAAAATTACGATAATTCAAATCATATCTAAACGGTGTTTCCACATTGTCAGACCCCATTAAAACATCATAATAACAATTGGAGACCAACGATGGTCTTAAGAATTCATCATTATATGACATATTTTTGATGGCGCCTGTTTCTTGTAAAAAATCCATATTGCCTTCACTAAAGTAGGTAGCTTTTGTATCCTCGGCAAACAATTTTGTGGCAACGTGTAGGGGCAATGGCACGCATATATCCGACTCCAAATTGCTGTCAGTTGTATCTCTAATTTTGAGTTCAAATACAGGATAATTATCCAATAAAATTTGTTTGTTAGTTGTATTAATAATTTTGTCAACATCTTCTATTGAAGGCAAATCAAATAAAACTGGTTGCCTTAAATCACATATCTCTTCCATTTTATCTTTTGATGCCTGGTCTATCTCATATATTTCTAAATCATCGCTTGTTTTTAAATGAAATTGTATATGTAAATAAAAGAAAAGTATAATACAAAATACAAACATTGCTATTATTATTTTAATCATATTTATTAAAAAATAATAATATATTTTGTTTTTTATAACGAATATCAATATATTATGCTTCTTTAAGTTCTTTTTTATAATATATTATGCTTCTTTAAGTTCTTTTTTATAATATAATATTGATTATTGGTATTGAATTAGTTTTGTATATATAAAAAAATTGAAAATTTTTTATATACATTTTATGTAAATTATAATTATCAACATATAGAGACTAATTTACTCGTTTATAAACAATGTTTAAATTAAAAGACTGGATAGACCAAGACAAAATAATTTGGTCTCAGTTATCTTTGAATCCGTCGGCATTAACATTATTGGAACAAAACCAAGACAAAATAGATTGGGCACAGTTATCCTTGAATCCGTCGGCATTAACATTATTGGAACAAAACCAAGACAAAATAGATTGGTCTCGGTTATCCAGCAATCCGTCGGAAAGAGCAATCGCGTTATTGGAAAAGAACCAAGACAAAATAGTTTGGACTCGGTTATCCGCAAATCCGTCGGCAATAACATTATTGGAAAACAACCAAGACAAAATTATTTGGGCATGGTTATCCACAAATCCGTCGGCAAAAGCAATCGCGTTATTGGAAAAAAACCAAGACAAAATAAATTGGACATGGTTATCATTTAATCCGTCGGAAAGAGCAGTCGCGTTATTGGGAAAAAACCAAGATAAAATAGGTTGGTCTGTGTTATCTTTGAATCCGTCAGCATTAACCTTATTGGAAAACAACCAAGACAAAATATATTGGTCTTGGTTATCCTGTAATCCGGCGGCAAGAGCAATCGCGTTATTGGAAAACAACCAAAACAAAATAAATTGGTCTCAGTTATCCAGCAATCCGTCAGCATTAACATTATTGGAACACAACCAAGACAAAATTAATTGGTCTCGGTTATCCCAAAATCCGTCAATATTTGAGTATGATTATAAAGGAATGAAAGATGCGATGTATAAAGGTATAAAGGAAGATTTAGTGAAAAATCGGTTTCACCCAAAAAACATTCCAAAATTTAGAGATTGGGGAATGGATGGATTTGAAGATTATGAAGATGAATGAATTTTGGCAATAGTTTAGGTTTAGTTATATATTACACGTTATGTATTATAAAAAATTGAAATTTTTTATATACAATTTATGTAAATTATAATTATCAACATAACATACATCGAATTACTCGCTTTTAAACAATGTTTAAATTAAAAGACTGGATAGACCAAGACAAAATAGATTGGTCTCGGTTATCCAGCAATCCGTCGGAAAGAGCAATCGCGTTATTGGAACAAAACCAAGACAAAATATATTGGATTAGTTTATCCGAAAATCCGTCGGCAATAACATTATTGGAAAAGAACCAAGATAAAATAGATTGGGACATGTTATCCAGAAATCCGTCGGCAAGAGCAATCGCGTTACTGGAAAAAAACCAAGACGAAATTTATTGGGACATGTTATCCGGTAATCCGTCGGCAAGAGCAATCGCGTTATTGGAAAACAACCAAAACAAAATAAATTGGTCTCAGTTATCCACAAATCCGTCGGCAAGAGCATTAACATTATTGGAACACAACCAAGACAAAATTAATTGGTCTCGGTTATCCCAAAATCCGTCAATATTTGAGTATGATTATAAAGGAATGAAAGATGCGATGTATAAAGGTATAAAGGAAGATTTAGTGAAAAATCGGTTTCACCCAAAAAACATTCCGAAATTTAGAGATTGGGGAATGGATGGATTTGAAGATTATGAAGATGAATGAAATTGTTATATTTTTAGATATATTTAAAATTGAAATTTTTTATATACATTTTATGTAAATTATAATTATCAACATTATAAACAATGTTTAAATTAAAAGACTGGATAAACCAAGACAAAATTTGTTGGTCTCAGTTATCCAGAAATCCGTCAGCAATATCATTATTGGAACACAACCAAGACAAAATAGATTGGTATTGGTTATCCGAAAATCCGTCAGCATTAACATTATTGGAAAAGAACCAAGACAACATAAATTGGACTCAGTTATCCGAAAATCCATCAGCATTAACATTATTGGAAAACAACCAAGACAAAATACATTGGTTTTTGTTATCAGCAAATCCGGCGGCAAGAGCAATCGCGTTATTGGAAAACAACCAAGACAAAATAGTTTGGGGCATGTTATCCAGCAATCCGTCGGCAAGAGCAATCGCGTTATTGGAACACAACCAAGACAAAATATGTTGGTCTCAGTTATCCTACAATCCGTCAGCATTAACATTATTGGAAAAGAACCAAGACAAAATAGATTGGGGCATGTTATCCTACAATCCGTCGGCATTAACATTATTGGAAAAGAACCAAGATAAAATAGATTGGTTTTGGTTATCCAGAAATCCGTCGGCAAGAGCAATCGCGTTATTGGAAAACAACCAAGACAAAATTGACTGGGATATGTTATCCAGCAATTCGTCGGCAAGAGCAATCGCGTTATTGGAAAAGAACCAAGACAAAATACATTGGTCTCTGTTATCCGAAAATCCGTCGGAAACAGCATTAATATTATTGGAAAAAAACCAAGACAAAATAGATTGGGACATGTTATCAGCAAAACCGTCAATATTTGAATATGATTATAAAGGAATGAAAGATGCGATGTATAAAGGTATAAAGGAAGATTTAGTGAAAAATCGGTTTCACCCAAAAAACATTCCAAAATTTAGAGATTGGGGAATGGATGGATTTGAAGATTATGAAGACGATGAATGAAATTGTTATATATTTAAAATTGAAATTTTTTTGACATTGTTTATAATTTATCACATAATATTATAAACAATGTTTAAATTAAAAGACTGGATAAACCAAGACAAAATATGGTGGTCTCAGTTATCCAGAAATCCGTCAGCATTAACATTATTGGAAAAGAACCAAGACAAAATAGATTGGTCTCTGTTATCCGAAAATCCGTCGGCAAGAGCAATCGCGTTATTGGAAAAAAACCAAAAAAAAATATATTGGCATGCGTTATCCAGAAATCCGTCAGCATTAACATTATTGGAAAAGAACCAAGACAAAATACGTTGGTTTGTGTTATCTTTGAATCCGTCGGCAAGAGCAATCGCGTTACTGGAAAACAACCAAGACAAAATACATTGGACTGGGTTATCCGGAAATCCGTCGGCATTAACATTATTAGAAAAGAACCAAGACAAAATAAATTGGGACATGTTATCCGAAAATCCGTCGGCAAGAGCAATCGCGTTACTGGAAAAGAACCAAGACAAAATAGATTGGGACATGTTATCCTTGAATCCGTCGGCAAGAGCAATCGCGTTATTGGAAAAGAACCAAGACAAAATAAATTGGTCTTGGTTATCCAACAATCCGGCGGCAAGAGAAATCGCGTTATTGGAACACAACCAAGACAAAATAGATTGGTTTTATTTATCCATCAATCCGTCGGCATTAACATTATTGGAAAACAACCAAGACAAAATAGATTGGGCCATGTTATCCAGCAATCCGTCAGCAATATCATTATTGGAACAAAACCAAGACAAAATAAATTGGTCTCGGTTATCCGCAAATCCGTCAATATTTGAATATGATTATAAAGGAATGAAAGATGCGATGTATAAAGGTATAAAGGAAGATTTAGTGAAAAATCGGTTTCACCCAAAAAACATTCCAAAATTTAGAGATTGGGGAATGGATGGATTTGAAGATTATGAAGATGATGAATGAACTTGTTATATTTTATTTTTAATAATACAAATTTCTCTTTTCTCTTTAAGTTAAAAATTAAATACTATATATTTTAACTTAAAGAAATTAACTAACTACTCTTTTATTTTTGGAGCTATAAAAAATACTACTTTACTATCATCTTCTAAATCATATTTAAGCGACATAGGATATTCCCCACTTAAAGACACATTTATGGTCGCACCCAATTTTGACGAACAACACATTTTACAAAGATGACTTAAACTAAATGATACATTTAATTCTTCGCCTTCAGCAATAGCATATTCATTTAAATCATCCGTCGGAATATTTACTTTTAGCTTTGTTGACTCGCCGCTAGAATTTAATTCAATTTTGTCTTCATTACAAATAATATTTAGATCTTGTCCAAATGTGTTAAGTTCAGATAACACATCAACCCATTTTTTAGATTCAATTGTTAAATCTACATCATACTCCACCTCAGGAATTCCTAAACTCTCTTCTTCGACGTCTATTAAGGTGAGTTCAAAGAAATGATCAAATGTGCCTCTTTTTTCCTTTTCTTTTTCTGATACTTTAGCTTTTTCTTTATCATTCAAAAAATTTACATATAATTTATCAGGATCTACTTCATCTTCAAATTTCAATTCGATAATATCATGTTTTAGAGCATAATTCATTAAAATAGCAAAATGATTTGAATCGACGGATAATTTTTTGTCATCGGCACAATCATAAGTTGAAAACCATTTACTTTTTATTTCAATATCGGCAAGACAAATATGCGATTTATCCATAGACTGGATATATAATTTATTTGTTCCGAAATGCATATTAATATAAGAACTCCAATTTTTAAGCAGCTGGAAAATAGCTACAAATACTTCTTGTTTTGATTTATTATCTATTGTTAAACGCATTAATATATTAATTGTATTAGTGTGTTTAATATCTTTTCATTAGATACTTCGGTAGATACTTTTGCTATACTTTTGCTATAACTTTTCTTTACTTCGTTATAAAAAGTATATATTTTGCTATACTTTTCTTAAAAGTATAAAAAGTATATTTATAGCTCGGCATTAATCTCGCTTTCAATTAATTTTTTTAAGCTAGTTCCTACAATTTCTTTTAACCCTGTTCCTACAATTTCTTTTAGCAATTTAGAATCTTGAATTTCAGAAACCCCAGATTCTTTTAATTCATTACCGTTTAAAGAATGACCGTTTAATAAAGCATTACCGTTTAATAAAGCATTACCATCTAAAGCATTTCCTTCTAAAAAAATATCGCCATCTAATAATTGCTCAGAAAACCCATCCATATTTTGAAAGTCAAATCCCATTATTTTTTGACTATTTTCCATAGTCAAGTTCTGTAAAGCACTCAATAATTCTCTGGTTTCAATTAATTCGGTCTTTAAACTGTCAACTTGTGTTTTTATTGTAACTGTAGCTCCTTTAGTTTGAATAACTGCTTGTTTTACAGTTTCAAATTGTTGTTTTAATAAGGCAACTTCTGGTCCAGAAACAGAAGATCCAGAACTAGTAGTCGAACGTTTTTCAAGCGATTCTAGTCTACTAACAATTGATTGAATAACATTTTTGTCGATTAAAACCATATTTTCTTGTCCATCTAAAGATATTCCTGTTCCTTGATTTGGAGTTTCGTATTCTAAAGCCATCATTTTAGTTTCAACTGCTCCTAATCTTAAAGTAATTAACGTAATTGCTTGAGCAATAGTCATTTTACTAACACCAGAAATTCCTTCGGGTTGTTGTTGCTGCTGTTTTTGCTGTGGTTGTTGCATTTGTTTTTGTTGCAATGCTGCTTGTTGGCCTGCTAAACGCCCAGTTGGCATATTTGGTCCTGATCCGGGCCTAGCTTGATTCGCGAACAATTGTGCCGAATTAATAGACGGTTGAGGTCCTTTAGATCCAGGCATACCGCCATCTTGAGGGGTTGCTCTTCGTCGTTGCGCTGCTTGTACTGATCGGTTTGCACTCATAATATAATTTATATACATTTTGTTTCTAAATTATTAACGCAAAGTAAATAATTGTTAAGGTGTAAAGATACGATTAATAAGATACATAACTTCTTCTTTTGTAAATTCTTCTGAATCGTAAGCAAACCGATAACGAGGCATATTATCGCTTGATTCAATACGTAAAATACCAAATACTTTTATATTAGAATCTAATTTATGATTATAATAAGTTCCATTATAATTAGATGCTATATACCTAGTAATACTTTTATCATATTTTTTGCCAAATAATGGAGCTAATGGCATATACAAAACACCGGAGGTATGCACACTTGGGTTTGTTTTACAATAAATTTTTTTATTATCTTCACAAATGACATCTTTTTCAAAAGATGTTGGCAACTGATTTGGATATGATTCATTAAATTTAAAATGAATATTCTTTATTTTATCATCAACTTCGCAAATAGTGTCATCTTCAAATAAGAATATTAATTTAGACTCTTTATAGCCGAAGAATGAAAATATTGTATATTGTTCATTATAAATAATTGTAAGATCGCCGTATTTAATTGGCATATATTTAGAATAATAAACTATATCTAAATTGTTTAATAAATATGTATTTTTAATTTCTAAATATACCCTATAGAGTATATGGAAAGTTTAGATGAATTATCAAAAACAAGCCACGGTAAACCAGGATTTTTTAAACATGTATTTAACTTTGATGAACAATCTAAAGCAGAAATGTTGAATATTGTTCAATATGCTGTTTTAGCTCTTATTCCGGTAGTAATATTAAATAAATTAATGCAACGTTTTGTTCCCGAAGCAGACGATGAAAAGGGATCTGTAGAAATAACTGCTGAAGTTTTAGCACAAATTATTGCTATGTTATTAATAATGTTAATAATTCATAGAATAATAACATTTGTGCCGCCGTATAGTGGAGAAAAATATGTCGATTTTAGCATTACAAACATTATTTTAGCAATGTTAGTTATCATATTAAGTCTCCAAACAAAACTTGGAGAAAAAGTGTCCATATTAGTTGAACGACTAATAGAACTTTGGGAGGGACCCAAGGACACCAAGAACGCCAAAAAAGGTAAGAAGGGTCAAGGAAGCGTAAAAGTATCGCAACCGATTTCACAGAACCAATCATCTATGAGTCAATCCATGGGTCAATCTATGGGTTCAACCTCTATTAGCTCATTGCCTCAAGAACAAATGCAACAATCCCCAGATTTTAATCAAATGTATCAACAAAATCCTACTCCTTTGGTTGGTGCTTCTAGCCCTGGTACCGAAAATTTTGGCAATGAGGAACCTATGGCAGCTAATGCTGGTGGAATGGGATCGTTTGGTGGGGCATTTTGGTAGACTAAACAAAAGAACGAGGTATATTTATTAGCGAGGAATATTCTAATTCCTCTTCTTCGCATTGATATGCTGGATTTCTGTTAGGATTAACACATCTAAAAAAGTAAATAAAATTTGTATATAAATTTATAAATAAATCTTGGAATGTCATAATTGTTATATAAAATAAGCTTTAACATAATTTCTTATTTTATATTATTACATAAAATGGACTTGAATAATTTAATGAATGCCTTAGACAATGAAGAAAATGAAAGCATAATTAATCTTACTACAAAAAAAATTGGGGAGCTCAATCTACAAATTTTACAAGAACTACATTTACAAAAACAAACCACTTTAGATTACTTAAAAAAATTAAAGGAATATAGATACATTGACGAAATTAATGATTTAAAACACGGCGCTTTTATTAAATGGATTCCAATATCTGATCCGAGTTATTTGCCGTTACATCATTGTGGTATAATTTGTGAAATTAAAATAACAGATGATGGTGTATTAATAACTAGTAAAAACTTTATGCATCGTCATTATACATTTAAAATGGATGAGTGTTTAATATTTCAGAAACTAACAACACAAGAAAAAATAATTATTAATGCGTTAGACCATTTAGAAAAAACAAATTTAGAAGAAGATGGGATAGAAAATGAGGATTTAGAAGATTAAAAGGGATAAAAAAGGGGGCGTTTATCCCCGTAAAAAATTATTATATTGCGTTATAATATAATGGGATTTCCAGTTCTTCGTACATTAAGAAACCAATCAGGAACATGCGGTTCTAGAACATTAGGGTCTATTTTAGCAGGAGGAGCAGGAGGAGGTGCTGGGTCTACTAGACGTATGTATGGTTGGTATATGAAAAATCACACAACAGATCAATTTTATAAGGCTGTTTTTGATATTAATTATGGACAATTTAGCAATCGCGCGAATTGGTTTTTAAATAATAATTAAAATAATTAAAATAAAATAATTTTTTACAATTATGAATAAGTAAACAATTATTTGGAACGGCGACTCTTTCTTCTAGACACCTTCCTCTTAAAAGTCTTTCGTCTTTTTAGACCTCCGATAGCATTTTTGTATTGTTCCGTTAATCTATTAAAATCGTCAATAGCAGCAGCTCTATTAAGTGGGGGGTTCTTAAATACTTCTGCTACATCTCTAGGATCTGATTTTTGAAAAATACCAGGAAATTTTTGGGCAGTATTTCGGGCAGTTTTTTGTGTTTCATTAATTTTAGTCGGATCAAAAAATTGGGCATTTTCAATAGTTTGTTTACCAGTTTTGGTATTATAAAAAGGAACGTAAGGTTTTACTGATGTATCTGATGTATCAGTAGTGTTATCGCCTCCCCTCTTAAAACTAGCTCTAGTTATATTTCTAGTTTTAACCCTTTTATGACGTCTAACAGAATGTCTACGTTTAGCCATTTATATATTACCTAAATATTATTTATTTCGTCTAGTTCTATTTTTGTTAGTTTTCCTGAATTTAACAGATTGTTTTTTAATACATTGAAATTGTCCGCGAGTATATCCTTTACTATTAAATATGGTTTTAGTACAAATTCCAATAGATTTAGATTCATTTTGTGGATCAAGCTTCTTAATACATTTACAAAGTTTTTGAGCCATAATTTTTTCGGCTTGTTTTTGTACCAATCTATTTGATTTTGGTATAGACAATTTATAATATTTTAAAATACTTATATAATCTTTATTTGTTAGTTTTCCGACCATTTCTATAATAAACACAGATAAATTATTTAGGTTTAGGTTATACTTTTCTTAAAAGTATAAAAGTATAAAAGTATAAAAGTATAAATTTTGCTATACTTTTCTTTACTACGTTATAAAAAGTATAAAAGTATAAATTTTGCTATACTTTTCTTAAAAGTATAATATATGAGTTGTAGTTCAAAAATAGTGGTATTTGATTTAGACGAGACATTAGGTTATTTTATGGAACTAGGAATGTTTTGGGATGCATTAAAATCTTATATAAAATATAAACAGTTAAAAATAACAATGGACCAAAGTCTATTTAATGATATTTTAGATTTATATCCAGAATTTTTACGTCCAAACATAACCGGGATACTAAATTATTTAAAGGATAAAAAAGAAAAAAATCATTGTGGAAAATTAATGATATATACAAATAATCAGGGCCCGATAGAATGGGCTAAATATATAATAAAGTATTTTGAAAATAAAATAAATTATAAGATTTTCGATCAAATAATAGGCGCATTCAAGATCCAAGGAAAAAAGGTAGAAGTATGTAGAACAACTCATATGAAAACACATAAGGATTTAATAAAATGTACAAAGATTCCAGAAGATACGCAAATATGTTTTTTAGATGATGTATATTATCCAGATATGAGTAACGAAAAAATATATTATATAAATTTGAAGCCCTATGTACACGATCTGGATTTTGATGGTATGATAACTCGGCTTTTAAAAAGTGACATATTAAGCCCCGAGGACCCTACATCGTGTAGGGTGTTTATGATGACATTTCTGAAAAAGTTCAACTACATATATGTAAGTAAAACGGCGGAGACACAGCAAATAGACAAAATTTTATCCAAAAAAATATTACAACATCTTCAAATATTTTTCAAAATGAAACCGATTGGATCAGATACTTATAAAAAGAAAAATAAAACAAGAAATAATAAAATAATTCACAATAAAACGCTTAAATATGGAAAACTATAAAATTCATTAAGGATTTTGTTAGTTAGTTCACTTGTAAAAACCCCAAATATTGTTTTAATTCTGTTATGTATTTTTGTAAACCAGTATTTATAGCAGTCGTTGCTAACAAAAATACACCAGAACTAAACGCAATTTTCGCATCTAATCCTGTAAACGTTACTCTTCTGAATGGATTAAACCGATATATTAAAAATAAACTAACATACATTTTAACGTAATATTGCATATCGCCTAAATATTGGGGCGCATTAGCAGATAATCCTAACGCAATAGCTACGTATAAAAACCACGTTATATAAATTATTATATCATATGCCTTATTATGCAATCTATGTATATCTATATCAAATGTCATTATTATATACATTTATTAAAAGGTGTAAAAAAGTATAAATAAATCAGCTTAAAACTAACAAGATAAATAATATAATGGCTACGTCTGTTAAACCATGGTCCCAATTAAACCCCAATGATTATACAACTCAATGGTGGCGTTTTTCTAATATTATCGATAATAATTATACGCATTTATTTAAAGAAGAAAAAGACATTCTTTGCCACTTTATATTACAAGATTGCAATATAGCAGGAGAATATTGGAGAGTATCAACCTGGTATAATGATGATCCGAATAGATATTCGGAAATATTATTTCAAAATGAATGGAAATTTTCAAAATTATTGATTGATATGAAAGAACATGATATAGTACATCTTAATACAAATACACATATAAAATTTAAGGTTAGTCTTTGTAGTTTTGCAACACAAGAGAATCAAAAAGACTTCTGTAAAATACTCGAAAGAGTATAACCTTCTGTAAAATACTCGAAAGAGTATAACCTTCTGTAAAATACTCTTTCGAAAGATTATTTATAATATATTTTGTAATCTATTATTTGCGCAGTTTAGAATAATTTTAATTTATTTAATATTTATATATATCAATGAATATTAATAGCTTTATAGATCAACCAACTTCTCAAAGACAACAAACCGTATATTTAAAATCTTATCAACGAAATATTCCATCACAACCATTACAACCGTATTTGGATGCTCGTTCGGTTCAAACAAAATACTCTATATTACCTATGGTTGATCTAAGAAAACCCGTCTCCACTCCATTAATTCAGCAACCGACTTTTACACCAGAAACTGTATATAATCCAGGTAACGATTCTGGTCCATGGTCTGGATATGCTTCTAATATTAATCACGAATCAGAATTAAGAAGTCAGATTTTTGCGTTACAGTCATGTAGTCAAGCAACCTATGTCCCGGCAAGTAATAGCAGTTTATATCAAGTAAAATGGAATAATAATAACAAACAGAGTCAACCATTTCCTGATCTATTCAAAACCGAACAATTTTGCCCTAATAATCCTAATAATAATCCAGAAAAAATAGGGTTTGCTTTATTTAACAATGCTACAAGACAACAATTAAAGGATTTAACAAAAACAACATCTATCTAATTCGTTATTTTTAAGTAAATTAATTTATTTACTTAAAACAATATAATAATGTCAGAAGATTTTGTCAACCAACTTACTTTAAATTTTTTAATTAGCAAACATCAATTACAAAAACTTAACAAAAAGGTAAAAGAAAACGCAGACACTAGTCGAAAAACGGATAAAGAATTATATGGACAAAGAATTACCAAATTATTTAACGATTTGTTAGTTAATGAACCACCCGATACCTTATTACAAGACGTTCAAATAGGATTTGATTTGTTTATGGATAAATGTATATATTATTTAAAAGCAGTTGATAATAACGACCTATTTGAAAAAGCAAGAACAGATGATTACCCGTCTGACAATATAATTCACGACGATATTGATTATGAAAAAGAAGGGAATTCAATCGAAAGAGGCAATTATAAAGAAGAAGATTTAAAATGGGGCGTACGGGGATTCCCCGTAAAAGAAGAAGAAGAAGAAGAAGATGGTTCAGAAGAAGATGATTCAGAAGAAGAAGAAGAAGATGGGGGCGTCTTAAACCCCGTAGAAAATGGAGGCATAAGGGGTCTTCCTGTAGTTAAACATAAATTGTATAAAAAAAATACATCAGTTGGAGTAGATGATATACAAAAACTCCCACTAGATTGGTTTCAAAACGTCAAAGAAAATTATAAAAAAAATCAAATAATTCCGAGGAAAAAATACATAACATTTGAAGAACAACCTTTTAGGGATCCAAAAAAGAAAATATAGACACAATATATGAAGAGTAAATCAAGAAAAGTAAGATTCAAAAAAAAAGGTAGTAATAAACTAGGAACTCATAATAAAAGCCGATCGTCAAATAAATTTATGTCAAAAAAACATAAAACACAAAAAAAATTTAAAAAGCTTAATTGTAGTCCAGAAAATAAACACAAAGAATATACTTGTTATTCTGATAGCGATTTAACTAAACTAAAAGATATGTGGAATGCTAGACATCCAGATCAACCCATCAAAACAACCGACTCCAAACAAATTTGGAAACAATTAAAAGACTATTATGCTTCTACTTGTAG